GTGGCGAGTCCTTGAAGGTCGTTCACGTTAATGATGCTGCCGATGTCGACGTTCAACACGCCATCGGTTTGAACGCCGACAAGGCGAGAGTTGTTAGCGCCCTGCGGGATGACTGCGGATCGACCAGCAGTGCAGGCGTCGCTCCCGTTGGATACACAAACCGTAACGGTGAAGGCGCCAGTCGTGTTGTTGGCAAGGAACCACTGTTGCGACGCCGTCTGGTAAGTGCCGCTGTTCATGATGATAGTGGCGTTACTGGTCAGAGTCCCGGAAAGTAAGAACGTGTACGGGACGGCTGAAGTTGCCGAGGAACCAATGCCGCTCTGCGTCGTGTAGCCTGTGCCACCATAAACGACGCCGATAGAAGCAACGGCGCTGCCTGAGACAGTGGCGACTCGCAATAATGCATCGTGATTGCCGCCAGCGGGCACAAACATATCGCCTACAGCAAAGCCGGAGCCACCCGAAAAGACTACGCAACTTACAACAGCGCCCGCGGACGCCGTACAGTTGATGACGGGGTACGAAGGCGAGCCGGCGGGCTGAAAGCTGTATGTTCCGCCAGTAATGGCCAGCGGCTGCGTGGCCATACTCAGCAGGAGCGCATTTTGGACAAAGGCGTCAGTCGCGACTTGAACTGACGCGTCATATGAATTGGTGTTGGTGGACGAGTTGCCGCCATAACCGATCAAGCCGGCGGAGCCGTTGAGCGGGGCGGCGAGCGCCGCGAAAACACTTGTACCATAAGCAAACTGGCCTAGCGTTGCGCCGCTGACGTAGAGACCGTAGCCCGCAGTGGACCCTGTGATCGAGCCGCCGATGGTGAGGGAGGCCGCACCCGCAGCTTGGCAACCCAGAATACCCACATTATTGAACAGAACGTAGCCGCTGGCACACGTCCCTGTGACCGGGGAAACGCCGCCGACCAGGTTATTGCTAATGCCCAAGCCGCCGCCCGAGGGGCCAATAATCAAACCGCCCTGCGCCAAGGCGGGAAGCGTCAGAAAACAAAGCGCCAGCGCGGCCAGGATTCTCTTGAGCATGGCGTCACCCATCCAGCTGGCTAAACGTCGTGACGACGGAACCGGTCCCGCTATTAAGGACCACACGCGCGAAGATCGGCGGGTACGCGTAGTTGCTCTGAATGCTCGACGTTGCAGAGACAAGCGCCAAGTCAGGATGGTTGATCCATGTCATGTTGGAGACGACAACAGGATTGGTGGCGCTGTTCGGGTCGTCCAGCGTTTGCTGAACCGTGTAATTGACCGTCCCGAACGCGTTCGCCTGAATGGAAGTCTGTGCCATCGCCCAGCTATCGAGGCGCACCCACGGCGAACTGGCCGTCGTGCCGGTGCCAACCGTCAGGCCCGCAGCCGAGGCGGTTGAACTGCTGATCGAGGTCACTGTCTTGTAGCTAAGGAGCGTCGTGGCCGTGCCGCCGCTGGCGCCGACCAGGTTTTCGCTGATCGTATCGCCTGCCCAGTTTGTGCCGGTGATCGTGAATGTCGTGTTGGAGTTGTTGCCGGTTGACGAGAACAGCACCGTGCGGGCCACGTCGAGAATGGCCACGCCGCCGACCACAAGCGCGCCGTTGAGCGTCAGCAGCCCAGCCGGGGGCGTCTGCGAAAGGGCGATAGCAGTCGTAGCGCTTGCAACGAGCGGGCCGACGGTGGTTACAATTGGGCGCATCCGGCAACCTCGCATAAGAAATTAAGGGGCCTTTCGGCCCCTTTGTGCTTCAGACCGAAGGGTCAGTCCATCGTCTCTTTTTCGAGCTTGCGCCCGGTGGCCGCCGTGCCCTGCCGAGCCGAAGAGAATGGGCTGGCTTCACAGCCGCCGCCACTCTTGCGGGCCGCGCGTCCGCCGTGGGCGCGGTGCTTCTCGCCCTCGACCTTGCCGACGCGCTTTTTCTTCAGGGCGCCGCCACGCTTGGCCTTCATTTCCTCGGCGTCGCTTTCGATGGCCGAGTTGTTGCGGCGCTCCGGCTTCGACTTGACGTCTTCCTCGGCCTCGTCCGTGCCGTCTTCCGGCCCGTCATCGTCGCGGGAGACCTCGCCGCCGCGCTTGCGCATCAGATGCTCAGCTTTTTCATTCATGCACTTGGGAGCAATCTTGTGACCCTTCATCAGAGCCTCCTGTTTAGCTGTAGGACGAGATCAGTTGGGCGTACTGCACAGTCACGACGGCGTAACCCGCCGTGCCCGTCGTTCCCACGCTGGTGACGCGGAAATTGACCAGCGTCGGCGTCGGGGCCGCAACGCCCGCGATGGTGACGCCGTTCATGGCGGCAAGCTGAGCCGCAGTGTAGGTGATGGCGATGCGCCCGGTGGCCGACTTCAGATCGACGCTGGTCACGTACTGCGTGCCGCCCGCCGTCTGGCCGATCAGCAGCGCCGATGAGGTTCCGTTGTTCGAGGCCGTCAGCACGTCAACAGTGAAACCGGTGATGATCGATCCAGCCGGGATGTAGAGCACGCTGTCAACACTGCCGGCGGCGCCGAAGCTCGCCAGACCGATCTGCTGCTCAAGCACCGAAAAGCCCTGGTTGGGCGTGGGGGTGCCGGGGCCTTGGTCGCCTGATACGACAGGCCCCGTGAAAGTTGTCTGACCCATTTACTTTGTCTCCGCTTTGGGGACGAACGGGACGATTCCCGCGTCGGAGTGCTTGTCGAGATAGCGAACGCCGGCGAAAAACAATTCCCGGTCTTCTTTCAAAAGACCGATTGCCTTATTGCACGCTGAGCAAAGGAGCCCACGCACCTTACCCGTGCTGTGGTTGTGGTCAACTGCTAACGCTTTGACTTCCCCGCCGCGCATCTCTGTTTCAGCCTCTCCACACATGGCGCACTTGTTGCCCTGTGCGGCTACCATGTTGTGGTAATCATTCAGGCTGATGCCGAAAGATTGCCGCAGATGAGACTCCTTCCACGCCAGTGGATGCGCTTCGCGGTGCTCCTTCATGTAGGTCTTGCGTTGCGCACCGTCAGAGTGGTCAAATTTAGCATCGAGACCGTTGGCCAATGATAGGTTACTAATTTTCAGGTTCAGCGTGTCGCCGTCCTCGAAACGGAGGCGGTTCCTCGGCCATTCCCCGTAGTGCAGGAGCCAAGCCAACTGGCCGCCGGTAAACGTGAAACCATCAATGCGGATATAAAGATGGCCTTTCCGGTTCCCGTTCGAGACGCCGGTAGCCTTGACACACCCGGCCTCGGAACCCGCATAGACATTACGCGCGGGCTTTACGAGCCAATAGAACTTTCCGGTATACTCGTCGTAACGCAGCTTTTCTGCGATTTCGTCGTGGGTGGGAAGGCGGTCGCTCATAGCAGCGTGCTCCGTCCGCATGATTGCGGACCTACCTTGTAGCCCTCTTTCGAGACGGAGTAAAGCTGTCATAAGCTAAAAACCTTCAACCAAGTAATCCCAAGCATAACTCAGGTTGTGGGCGTGTTCACGTAAATAGAACGCCAGTTATAATATGAAAAACTGTAGCGTTCGTATCCCTTAACAAGCAAATTGTCCGTCACGAAGTCAACCTGCATGTCACTTTCGAACTTGATACGCTCCATATAGGAGAGGCCGTCGATGTTCGTGAGCAGGAACCAGGCATAGAACGAGGTCAGGAAGTCGTTGACCAAGTAGCCTTCGGGCAAGCCGCCGGCGGTGGTCAGGATCGCGTTGACATCGTTGTCCGCGGTGCCGGGGCGCAGTTCGGTCTTGAGCAGGCGGATAGCGACCGGCTCCAGCTGCGGCGGCACGATGAGCTTCCGACCGCGGGCGAAGACCTTCAGGCCAGCCTGATCGCGGAAGTTCGTGCGGATGTTGATCATCGAGTTGAGCAGCGTGGCCTCGTTGAGGTCGACCTGCGTCGTCGGGGTATTGGCCACGGTGCCGCCATCAATCGGGTGGGCCGTGGAGGCGAGCGCCACGCCGTCGCCGCCGACCGACGAGTTGTAGGTCGTGGCCGTGTTCAGGATGTTGGCGCCGTATATTTCCTTGGTCTGCTGAAAGGACTCGATCAGGCCGAGGTTCGACGGATGGAACTGAGTCTTGTACAGGTTGTCGTCAATGGCTTTTCGAGTAATCGCATAGCCAAGACCAATCTCCGTATGTTCTTGATTATAGATGTACCGCTCGCCAGCGCCGTTATCAAAGGAAGTTTGACCGCCTTCAGTCTTCAACTGAGCAAGACCCAAGTAACGCATCTCAGCAGTGCGCTCAAGAGCCATCTTGGAAGTGTGTTTGGTGAATATTTTATCATATTGAGACGGGATCATCTCGTATTTGCCCTCTATGCCCCTAAGACCAGGCAAGAGCAAATCTTTGATTGCGCTTAGGTTAACCGCCATTTTACTCTCCTGCAGCTAGGCGAATACTTACGCGCGGGGGCGTAAAGATGGCCCGATGGTTAAAGATACTTTGCAACACGAAAAGAGGCTTGTAAGGGTTGTCTTCGCGTGTTACAGATGCGGCCCCACAAAGAGAGGCCGCAAAATGAGAAAACCTGTCGGATACTGGACCCTCGAACTTTGCAAAGCCGAAGCAGCCAAGCACACGACGCAGAAAGCATGGCTTCGCAGCCCCGGCGGTTCTTTCGCAGCCGCGCGCCGGCAGGGCTGGACGCGTGAGTGCTGTGAGCACATGACCGCTACACCAAGCGGCTACTGGACCCTGGAACGCTGCAAAGAGAGTGCGGCTCAGTTTGCTACGCGTAACGCGTGGGTAAAGGGAGGCAACGTCGCTTACCAAATTGCGCACGGGCGCGGCTGGCTCGACGAATGCTGCGGTCATATGGTTTACTTGCAAGCTGCCCCGCACTCGCGGACCACCGCCGAGCTGAACGCTACGGCGCAGAAGTTCAAAACACGCGTGGACTGGCGAGACGCCGATCCGAAGACCTACCAGTACGCGCAGCGCACCGGCCGCATTGATGAATTTTGTGACCACATGCCTGTGCGAGCTTGCAGCACCGCGCAAGCTCTTTTTGCGCAGCGCGTCCGCAGCGTTGCACCTGGCGACGTTGAAGTACGAGAAGAGATCGCGGGACTTCTCACCAACAAACGCGAGACCCTCGATATTGTCGCTTACCGAAACGGGGTTCCGTTCTTCGCTGTCGAGTACTGCGGAATCTACTGGCATAACGAAAACAACACGCCCCAGCGGCTGTACAATGGCGTTAGCATTCCCCAACCGATGCATCACGAGCGCCGACGCCTGGAATGCGCCGCCAGAGACATCCGTCTGGTCCACCTCTGGGAAGATGTTGCCGACGACACGCGCCAATTTAGCGTTGTCCAAAATGCGCTCGGCTGCGAACGCCCCGCGGTCCGCGCTAGCAAATGCGCGCTTCGCGAAATAACTAATGCCGGGGCCGCCACATTTCTTAACGCCAACCATCCGCAGGGATGGGCCTTCGCTAACGTGAACTTCGGTCTTTTCCACTCCGACCGCCTCGTTGCGGTCATGAGTTTCAAAAAGTCTGGCGACCGCCACACTGGCGCGGGGCTCTACGACTGGGCGCTTCACCGCTTCGCTACCGACATAAATTTGCGTGTTCACGGCGCGGCTTCCAAGCTGTTTGCCATGCGGCCCGCCGGGCGTATCGTTAGCTATTGCGACCTTGATCTTTTTACCGGGGGCGTCTACGCCGCGCTGGGTTTCGATCTGGTCCGCATAAATGAGCCTCGCTACTCCTGGACGAAGAGTGAGAAGCGAATCCCGCTGTACCGCGCGCAGAAGCATCTGCTGCCAAAGCTGCTTGGCGCCAGTTTTCGCGCGGACGAATCCGAGGCCGAAAACATGCGCCGCTGCGGCTGGGCAAAGCTCTGGCATACGGGGATGGCGGTCTACGCCTTCCCCGGTAACCAGTGACTTGTTTGCAGCCGCAGCGGTCATGGATTAAGCGCCAGTGAAGTTGCGCGTGGAAACATCGTTGAAGGCGACGATAGCCCAGTCATACGCCTGGCTGTTCGACAACGTGCCCTGCGCGCCGGGCGGGTTGTTGACGATGCCGACGACGCGGAAAGGCGAATTGACGTTGTACGTCGCGGTATTCAGCGTCGTGCTGTCGAGGTAGGCGCCGGAGATGCCGTTGGCGGTCGTGCCGGTGCCGATCACAAAGCCGATGGTCGCATTGACATCGACCAGCGCGAGCCCGGTGGCGTCGGTCTGTGCGACCCACAGCGCGTTCGGATCGTTGACGATGTAGCCCTCGACGAAGTTGCCCGAGGCAACGTCGGAACCAGGCCAGTAGTTCGACCACACAGTGCGCTTCTGGGCGACGGAGAGGTATTTGCAGCCGACAAAGATGCCGGAAATGCCGACGATGCCGGGGGTGGCGCCGGTCGAAGCGGCCTGCGCAACAGTGCCGTCGGCCTGAATCACGACGGGGTCGCCATAGAAAATATTGGTGGCGTTGTAGTCGATGGAGATGGTGACCTGCTCGTAGGTCGGCGCGCTGCCGCGACCGGAAAACTGACGGAAGCCAAAGGGGGCGCTGACGTTAGTAGCCATGAATAGGCATCCTCTTTCAAGGAGACCCCCTGGCTACGCCGAGCAGTTTGGGAGAGTCGGGAACTGGTGTGCCACCCCGAGGCGACGTACTCGCGTATTTAACGCCAAGTTGCCTACCGCGTCAAGTAGGCGTGAAAAAGGGGCCAGAAGGCCCCTTGATCTTTATCATTCCGGCACTGGCATCGGCGAATAACCGCGCTTGACACTGGCCAAGGATGACCCCTTGTTGTCGCGGCTGAACTGGCCTTGCGGCGCCGACGCCAGCTGGTCTTCCTTGATACGAACTTGGTCGCGAGCGCGCTTCTTCTCGATATTCCGCGCCTCGTCGGTGATTTCCTTGGGGCGCTCCATCAGGATCATGCCCCGGCGAGTGATGGCCGCTTCCTTGTAGTCGTGCGGCATCATCTCCGGGTGGCGCTTGGCTGGCACAGCCTCCCAGCCGGTGCGGGCAAGCGACACCTGGTAAGCCGGGTCTTCCTTGCCAAGCACAGTCAGCATCTTCCACTCATACGACCAGCCTGCCGGAATGACTGACGGGTCAACGTAAAAGTCATCGGTGCCTTCGTCGAGGACGCCGCCGGCGAAGTTGCCGCGCAACTCGGCAACGCGCATTGCGGCGCGGGACTGCGGGTCATCAGCGCCTTCACGCAGTGAGCCGCGCGGGTCCGCATCGGGATGACCGGGGTTGAAAGATGCGCCGGGCGCTTTGGGGTTGGTAGCCACTAATGTATCCTTCCTTCACGTTTAAGGTGCTCGCGAGCAGCGGCGTATTCCTGTTCGGTCATGCCGGCCATTTCCGCCGCCTCGCGCTCCGCAGGCGACAGACGAACGCCACGGCCATTCGGTGTACCGCGACTGACAGGCGCCGCCGGCGGCGCAGCTTGCCGCGCGGGGGCGACTTTGGCAGCCGACGCCATCGGGTCGTCGTCATCTTCAGCCGCCGCGGGTTCGGGCGCCTTTTTGAAGATGACGCTTTCGACAGCCTGAAAATATTCGTCGGTGTCGGGCGCGATACCGTCCGCAAGCGCGATGTTGTGGGCCGCAACCATCTTGGCGTGGAGCTTTGGATCACGGACGCACTCAGGATGCGCGCGAATCCAGGTAGCGGAACGCGGCGCAAGCTGCGCAGCGAACGCTTCAACCGGGTCAAGCTGAATCGGCTTCGGGGCCTGCGGCTTGGGCTGCGCCTCCATGGCGGCCTTGCCGTTTTCAAGCTGCAAGAGCTTGGCGACGTTATCCGATACCTGCCACTGCATTTCGGCGGCTGCGTCGAAATCGCCGGCGCGCATCGCCTCGGCCAGCGCCGCCTTAAGATGCGCTGACGCTTCCTTGGTCTGGTTGATTGCCAGCGTGACCAATTGCAACTGGCTGTCGGCTACTTCGGCTCTCGACTTATGCGCGTTCTGCTCCGACTCGTTGGCGCGGCGCTCGGCATCGACACGGCTCGTGCGCTCGCGCTCTACCTGCGCTTTCAACTCAAGGATGGGGTCCGGCGCATCGGTAGCAGTCTTTTCGACTGCGGCGGGCGCATCGCCGGAAAGATCGGGCGGCGTCCAGTCGGGATCGATAAGCTCGGCGGCGTTGATGTCGGCTTGTTTCTTGGCCATTCAGGTCACCAGATCGAATCAGGGTTAGCGACACGCCCCTTTACCGACGTATCGGTAAGGATGCGGCAGGGAACTTTGTTGACATCGATGTTCCAACCGTCCGAGGGGCGGAACAGAATCCACTCGCCAACTGAGATGTCGGGGAACGACCACTCCTCGGTGCTGACGAAAGCCTTCGGCCCCTTCATGATGACGAGGCCGAGCTTGCTCTGGTATTTGCCCTCGTCACGGGTCCGCGGCGTCAGCAGAATGCCGCCCTTGGTCTTCTCGGGCTCAAGCTGGATGGCCACGAGCACCTGATTATGTAGCAATTCAATGCCGGAAGTATCGCCCAACTCGTTCAAAAGCTTCCGGGCCGGGTCAATTTCGGCCATGCGCGCAAGTTCCAATTCAAAGCCCTCTCTCGCGTTCATTGGCTTCTTTCTCAGCATCTTCGAGAATTTCAAGAGCGTCTTCCAGCCCTCTTATCTCCCCAACGACTTCGCGGTACGCATCGAAGGTAGGGACGCCCGCGCCGTAAGCCAACTTGTCTTTTAGCCCGTCGATCCGTATTCGGATGAGGCCCCGCATACTATGCGAGAAAACATGTCTCATTGCAAGAGGGGGCACTATTTTAGAACCGCGAGGAAACGAGAGAAAAATGCAGTGCCGAATCCGCTGACCACTGCACCGACTATCGCGCCTTGCATGGCCACTACGCGCCACGCGCCCTTGCGCTCGGCAATCTGCGCGTCTAGCGTCTTTTCGAGCGCTATAAGTCGCCCTTCATGCGTGGCGCGGTGCTCAACTTCGTAGCTATCATGCGCAACCAGTGCCGCCTTCATCTCGTCAAGCCGGTACAGAACCAGGTCCTGCTTGGCCTCCGTGCTCTGCGCTTTTCGCAAAAGCTCCCATATGTCGCGCAAATCTCGACCGTGAGCCTCTACTTGAGCTTTTATGCCGGCGACTTCCGATTCCACTGACATCCCCCAAAGCCTTACTTAGCCGAAGCGGGGCCGGCCAAAGGCGCGGGGACCGATAAGCCGACGACAGGAACTTTTGCGCAGAGTGAGCTAAAACTGAAAGGAAGCGGCATAACGCTAAGCGCCTGCACGGCGTTGGCCGCGTCGCTCCAAACCTGCGCGCAGGCTGGCTCGCGGCAAAGTTCGTTGAGCGCGGCCTGATCGAGCCGCGCATACTCGATATCGGTCGCCAAGTGCATACTGACCGGTAACGGGTGCGCCTTGATCAGCGCCGCAAGCGTCGAGATTTTCGTAAAACACGCCTGCCCGACCTGATCTTGCAGGCCGGGGAATGCTGTCGATGCCGCGATAGCAGCCTTCACGTCTTCATCAGCCCAGTTCGCGAGGAGGTTAAGCGGATTGCTGGCCGCCAACTGACGAGTGGGCGGCAGCGGCTGCGCCTTTGCGGGCTGCGGGGCGCAAAGCGCCAGAGCAATCCCGGCGCCGATAAAGGCAATGACTGCTTTGGGCGTGTTAGAGAAAACCCCTACGAGCGGCCCCTTGTCGTTGCTGGCGAAAAGCGTCCCGCCGGCGGTGATTGCCGACGAAAACTTGAGAACCCACGTCGACCAGGTGACGATTACGGCCTGCAAATCGGCATTTACCGGGGGTGGGAAAGCCGATAGCGCGGCGCACAGGGCCGTGAAGACCGCAAAACCGGATACCCAGCTCATGTTGATAGAAAACTGCTTCGGCATTGCCTTTAGCTCCGGTGTTCAAGCG